TTTTGTTTCAGCTTTTTTAGCTCCACCCATTGATGTTGTAGATTCGGTATCGTTACCGTATACATAACCACCTTTATCACTATCCCATTTTGGAGTTTCTCCACGAGCGATTGCTTCAAGATAGTCAACAGGTTTTTTAGAATATACGTCCAACCAAGTCAACTCGTCATTAATCCAAGAATCACCTTGAACTTTTTCTTCGTGTATTGCTGTTGGGTCGTCATACATAATTGTAGATACACTTGTGTATTCTTTACCTGCAGGTGTTTTAGATTTTGTTAATTCAATGATAAGGTCACGACCTTTCTCAGGGTCAGTGATATCACCTTTGTTTCTCCAAATTGGAATGATTTTGTCCAAGATACCATCGTTCTTGTAATTGTGTTTAAATCTCCAAAATTTTGGACCGTCTTCTTCTCGGTCTCTGTCAATAACTTTTACGATATAGAATTTACGAGACTTATATTGTTTCGCCAATTCTTTATCAGATTCTTTACCTGTTGACATCAATTCTTCATAAACCTCGTTTAAAGGAGAACGCTCATTGTCATTCTTTCCTGGGTCATAGAATTTTTGCCATTGTCCACCTACTTGGATTTCGTGATACCAAGCTTCTTTAAATGGTGAAGAACCATCTGGTGTAGGTAGGATACGTATTCTACGTTGTCCTGATTTCTCTTTGTCTCCTAAGATTAAAGCGAAATACTTTTTCATTCTTTCGTCTTGCGACATTTTGCTTTGGGCCCCGCCCCCTTGTTGTGCTTTTTCGTACTGTGCCAATACGGCGTCTAATGAACTCATCATGTTTTTTATTTTTTAAATTGTTAAGTTGTTATGTAAATATAGTATAGTTTTCTGGGTTTGTCAAATAAAAAAACCACCCAAAAGGTGGTTTTCATTAGTGTCTCGTTTAATATTATTTGTATTTATATTCGTCTTTGAATCCATTTCCTTGAAAAGAACTTTTGATGTCGTTAACGTTAATGTCTGTTACATCGTCAGGAGTTAAAACATAATCATTTTTTCCCGTTTTTTCCATCTCTTCTTGTTTGTCATCAAAAAATTGTGAAAGTTTTTGGTTAAATGGATATGAATCATAACTTCTCAACTCTAATTTTTCTTGAGGTGTCTTTTCTCTGTATTTCTCAATTTTGTTTTCAAGAGCATTAAGTTTATTCATAATTGCATCCATCTCTCCTAATCTTGATTCCAATTTAGTTAATTGACCAAATAAGTTTTCAAAATAGTCATCTTGTTTAGATTGAATATCTTTTTGTGCGGTAACTAATTCTGTAATGTCTAATTCTTCTGAATCAGATGAACCGTATTTTTTTTCGTCAGAATTACCTTCATCATCAATTTTTTCAACATCAGGGTCATTTTCAACATCAATTGGTTCTGAACCAGTTGGTGCCGCTGGAGGTGGTGGAGGAGTTGCCCCCGCTTCTGCTGGAGGTGGTGGAGGAGTTGCCCCCGCTTCAGGCGCTAATGCTCCTAAATCAGCAGGTACTTCCGCGTCTTGCTCCATTATATATTTATTGATACTTCTGTATCTATTTATTTCACTTAATATTTTTTTATCTAAAGCCATAATGTTAACCGTTTAATAATTGTTTTATACCGTTAGCAGTTTCAACTCTAACTTTTCTGTTGGCAGTTGTTTGGTGTCCAGCTCTTTCAATAAGACCGTCTCTTTCTCTTACAGTATAACAATCTCCTGTATCTAGGTCACAAACTTGTTTAGTTCCGTCACCGTTATCTTCTTGGGAGAATCTTGTAGACTTACCAAGATAGTTATCTAATGCTGATTTAATATCCATAATAATGTTTATATATAAATATACGGTTGATTAAATAAATTTAAGAGTAAATTGGAATGATTGGAAAGCGTCAGGCTTGTCTGGTGATATTGCAACAAATTGTATTTTTGAATAAATAACAGAAGCATTATTTATTTCAGCATCGCTCACATTACTTGAATTTTTTAACTCAGCTAATAATAAGGCGTCAGTAATATAGAATATTTTCTTGTCATTACTCAAATACCCCTCTAAATCTCTACTATCCGTTACTGTTTCCAAAGTGACAGTTTCAACCGTATTATTAGGTCCAAGAACTCTTTTATCTATTTTCCAACTCCATCTTATATTATTATCAACCATAATCCAATCACCAGCGGCAGGATTAATACTAACTCTTAATGTTGAAGCCCCTCCATTAGGATTATATGTTGTAGTTCCAACTAATGGTAGTGGTCCAGTTTGTTGTGGTTGAGTGTTAACATTTGGTGGTGCACCTGGTATTGGAGGTGGAGGTGTAGGCGTTTTTTGATTTGGGTTATATGTGAAATTACCTGTTGTGGTGCTATTACCATGGGTTCCTTTAATAATAATTGGATTATTTCCTACTGTAATTGTGTTACTATATGGTACAACCACACTAATATTAAACGCATTTAAAATGGTTATACCTGTAGTTGTCGTTACGTTATTTATTGTAATACCCGTTACCTCATCTAAGTTGTTACCAACAATAGTTAAAATAGTACCACTAACACCCGTTAATGGTGAGAATGATGTTATTGTTGGGGGTGGGCAAGATGGTATTACGTTTGTAGTTGTATTCAAACTATTAGGAGGTGTAACTACACCAGCCAAAGTGTCGGCAATTTTTTTCTTTTGGGTTGCATTTGCAACTTTTAGTTTTGTTGTTGCCTCAACATTTAATCCAGCATCTCCTGCAGATTTAAACGCTTTGTCAAATGTGGCCTCTAAAGTTTTAAATTCCGAAGTATGTGAATCATAATAAGATTCGGCGACATTAGAAATAGGCCAATAACAAACATAGTATTTGGTAATACCCATTCCATCAACAAACACTTGATTAACTCTTGGTAATAATCTAGCAATCATAAAATCAAAAAAATCTCCAATTGTATTAAAATTTGCAATTGGTTGTGACGTTTTTGTTCCTGTTGAATTTGGAATGTTAACACAAGAATATTTTTTAGGACTAAAATATCCATTACCTGTTGCGCCGTAGTCTGTTGTTAACGTCACATTCGCATAATTGTTAGCATACCCATAAAACTTATTTTGGTCAAATGTTTTTGCGTAACATATCATGTAAATAAGAACTTGTAAATCAGGATTATTTGTTTTCTTTTCAAGTTCTTTAACAAAGTCATCTAAAGTAATACTCATTGTTGTTGACGATTGAACATCACCCCAACTATCATACGCAACCGCTAAATTATTACGACATGAATTTTGAGCGGCTGCGGTACTACCACCTGCCTGACTAACATATTTAGACTTATCGACGTTTGTAATTGCCTTGGCTGTAACGTCATCTTTAGAGTTTTTAACAAGAGATTCAATTTTAGTTAATAAGTTTTGATTAATACTTTGTAAGAAACTATTAATTGATGGTAAATCGTATATTCCTTGTCTAATACCTGTAAATGATGTTTGAAAACTACCCGCGGTTATTACATGGTCAACTTGTGTTATAAAATAAGGTCCGTTAAACATTGGTACATGTCTAAGATTAAAATACATTGTTGGTTGTAATAAAGCATTACCTAAACATCTAACAGTACATTGATAACTTCTCTGTTTATATAAATTGTATAAACTAACATTTTGTGTTGCAGTATTTTTACCATTAGCTTGGTCAATCATATTTAATTGTGTTTGTATTGACTCTGAAGTTGCCTTACCAGAATCCATACCAATATCAATTGAATAAAATATATTTTGATTTCTATTCCCAACATCAACATTAAACCCAACACATTTGTTTGAGATAGCATAATCTTTTTTATTCGCAGGGTTCTCAATTAAAGGATTGTCTGAAGCCCTCCTTAAATCAAATGCATCATCTCTAAATCTTGAATTTCCTTTAGGTAAATCTAAGTGTGTCGATGGTTGCCCAGCATAAAAACAAATCATTTTTGGACCTGATTTTCTATAATCAACATTTAAAAATGTTCCCCACATATTGTCAGCAAATTCTAAACTACCTTCAGGTTGTGGTATTGTTGTACCATCAACTTCTTGTATATTATAAAAATTAACATAAGCAGGAAGTGGCATAACATTAAATTTATTTTTAATTAAAATACCACTCATAAATGTGAATACACTCATCTCCATGTTAAGTGAATTTTCACTTAATATATTTTTTAAATCAAATATGTCAATAATGATAGTGTCACCAATATTTCTTGATGCTCTATCTAAGAACATAATATCTTCAAATAAAGTCTTAGATGTATAATCAGACCCAGCAATCCATTTATCATTTAACGCTTTGAATACTTCGTAATTTTCTACCTTACTTTGTTGCCCGTCAATAACACTTTGAATTGCTCTTTCAGGTAATTCTTGTTGGTTAGGTAAATCTTTCCTAACTCTAGTTAATATTTGATTTAATACATTATTCTGAAATTCTGAAGTTAAACCTAAATAAGTTTGAACACTACTTTTAAATTGAGCCCTTGATAATGTTGGTGTATATAATTTTTGAGTTGCATACATTTTGATAATTGGAGCTAATAATACTACATTGTTTTCAGTAAATTCAATATCATTATCAATAAAGAAATCTGTAATATATGAACCGTTATTATCGTATATTAAATTTGGTATTGTTGAGAATCCGACTTCAGTTTCTAAAACTCTCCAAACGTTAGGGTATCTCGATTTAGACGCCTCTAAAGTAGTGGTGTTTAATGATGAAGGTAAACTATCTTTAACATATGGATTAAACACTATAGGATTTACAATATCATTGTTACCACCACCTTGAGCAAGGTATGATGCCATTACTCTTCTATTATAGTCCGCAGGATTACCGTATTTTAAAATAACATCATACTCTAAAAACGCTTTAATAGTGTTTGAAAAAATAGTTAATTGTGTTTCCCCAATTGTTTTAAAATATTCTCCGTTGGTTAATGAGCTTTTCTTACCGTCAATCTCCATCATATTTCTAAAAAGAAACTGAAAGTTTCTAAATAGAGCATTTGAGTTAACAGGTGAAACCCCTATAGGTACCGCAACTTGTAAACCTAAATCAATATTTGAAACTGGTTTACAAAAGTTTAAAAATTCATTTTCAAATTTATCTAAAATACTTTTATCAAAAACTGAAAATATTTCTTCAATCTTAGAATAATCCGAATCCATTAATAATTTAAATGGAGATTGTTGTTTGGTACCAGTTTCAATTTTATTGATGTAGGAGTCGGCTTGCGGTTTTGAAATTTGGGTGTTATCAAAATAACCGTAGTTTGGTGATGACCATAATAATCTGACAGAACCATTATAAATTGATGGGTTGTCAATAAACGGGCGAATAGGTGCATTAGCCACCAAACACTCATTATTAACTTGATTGATTTGAGAACCAAATGATGGTACCACATAATATTTTGCGGTTGTGGTATTATTACTTGGGTTACACACATTTCCAACATTTGTTGGGTCAAAAGTATTATTAGGTATTACTACAGACCATGTTTGTATTTTTGAGTATGATAATGGTGTTGTTAATGGAAATGCAATACTTTGAGCGTTAATATTTGAATCAGTGAAATTATAAACTTTTAACCCATTATCAACACTTGCTTGTATTTCTGTGTCAGTATATCCACTATATAAATCATATCCATTATAAAAAACATTAAAATCGTTAATTACTTTTGGATAAAAACCAGTTTGTATTTTAGTTATGTTATTTGACGAATTTTGTAATGTTATTTCATTAACACCATCAAAATTAAATTTATATGTTTTTGTGTCAGAACTTGTAATTGGGTCAAAATTAACTTTATAATTAAAGTTTGTCCACGCAGAGTCTAAAATATCCGTGTTGGTATTAATATAAGTTTTATATCTATACCAAATTGAACCCATTTTTAATACCCAAGCATATGGCATTTTATGAATAGCCCCGAACTTTTTGAAACAAGACGCAATATAATCTAAATCACTTGACTGTCCATCAGTCTTATATTTTTCTTTTAATGATGCTAATGGTAAAGAATTAATAAATAAATAAGCCGCTTGTGTGTACGGATTCGGGTCTTTTCTTCTCCAGTTATTAACACCATTTTGAATCGCATTTATAAAATACGGAGTATTCAACATTGATGTTGTTGTTTCAACTGAAATATTTTTACTAGGTGAAAAATAATTAACATATCCTTCAGTAGGAACAAAAAATGTAGGGTCTTTTCTTGTAAGATAAAATCCATCTAAACCTATTGGAGTTATTTGATTTGTTGGATTAGAAACTTTTAAATAAGAAAAATTAGTTACGGGTCTATTTTTACTATAATCGTAAACACTATTAAAATTTGAAATAACATCTCTATCCTCAAAAACAGTTAATACTCTATTTGTGTTATACACAGAATTTTTAGTATTAGTTACACTGTTGGCCATGTTTCTTGAAACCCACGTTGGGTCAGTAAATGGATATGTATCAATGATTATTGGTTCATTTGTTACATTTTTAACTAATTGTAATAACCCATCAGCATTTGTTGTTGTCTGTGGTTCTTTACCTAAATCAGTTAAACTTAAAATATTAAAAGAATTTTCGGTTAGATTTCTAATATATGGTGTTACAAAAAAATCTCTAATATAATCTTGATAAGCCCTACCCGTTCCTTGGTTTGAAATGTTTTCTAAAAAAGATGGGTAATTTTGAGCAGTAATATCATAATTCTTAAGTTTTAAAGTTAAAAATGGTGAACTAATCCCTAAACTTGTTACAATATTATTAGTTTCGGCGCTTACAATTAATTTTGTTAATTGGTCTATCTGGTTGTTATTTGCCCTAATAAACCCAGAATAGTTTGAAGTTAAAAATTGTCTTTCCCATATTTCATAGAAAAATTTAATTTCTTCTTTATTTGCATACGCAATACCTTCTGACGGATATTCAATAGCATTTACATTAATAATGTTTGTTGTTGCCTGACTATCTATAGGTGGTTGAGATACTGGTGGATTAAATTTTTGAGTTAACCCTCTCATGTATTCCTCAACAAACTCAACCTCTGGCCATTTTTCGTATAAGTAACCTTTGGTTAAATCAACCACAGAAGGGTCTGCAATATATTTTAATTGGAATCTGCCTTTTTTATCTTCAGGTGTTTCAACAAAAAATTGAGGCCATGGGTAAACGGGTATTTGAGCGTTTACCAATCCTTGGTTTTGACTTCTAGCCTGTTCTGAAGTTGGGAGTTTATCAACAGTATCTGTACCCTGTGAGGAAGACGGATTATCTAAAATTGCAAGTTGTCTTACAGGGTCATATTTTACGTTCCAAGCTTTAGTATGTACTTCATCAAGTAATCTAATAAAACCTTCGGCTGAAGCCATAATTACCGCACATATATTTCTAACGGTCGGATTAAACCCTACCTTTTCTTCTATTTTTTTTGCCAACTCGCTCGTTAACGCGGTTTCAACTTCCGATAGTTTTTGATTTGCTTGAGTTTCCATTTTAGACAATAAATCTTGGAACTCTTCGAAAATATAAAGTGGTGGACTAACAAGATATCCAAACAAGTTTTCAAATTTAGTGTCAACACTACTTTTTTCAAAAGATGGTTTTAAAACACTTTCTAAAATCAATTGCATTGACTGAGTATCTGCAGTTGTTGGTAACAATTTACCTGTTTGAGATGTTGTTGTTTTTTCTAAATCTATGTCAGTTAAAGCAACTTGTTTAAGCATAGTATTAAAAGTAATACTATTTTTAATAGGTGTTTTACCAGATTTACCTAAAGTTGGGTTTTCCGCCAAAAAACCATTATACTCAATAGTATACGCACTTAAAAAACTAATCGCTTCCGCTCTTTTTGTTGGATTATTAATAAATTCTTGTTTAAAGTTATAAACTTCTTGCCCTGTCCCTTTTAGTATGATTGGTTTTGGGTTTAAATACGTGTTAAACCAAGAGTCTCTATCACCATAAACTGAGTTGTAGTAATTTTTTAAAGTCTCTTTATATGTTTTAATATTTGTTAATGGCTCAACATCTGCTTTGGTATATTTATCAGCAATTGAATTTTCAAAAGTTAAAAGTTTATTCATTAATTGGGCAAGTGTAAATTCAGGAAAGTCAGGACTAATTAGTCCTTTTGCTTTATATTCACTATAAACTTCAATTATTTTTTGATATCCTCTTTCTGTAACTAATTCTGTTGTTATGTTTTCTGTTGATATTGACGATTCTCTTGAAACTACGTCACTTTTTGACTGAGATTCAATAGATTTGTTTGTTCCTCCTTCAGGTGATGTTGGAGATTTTGAAATATCAAATCTAGTACTGTACATGTGTGGTGCAGCAAGTAAGTTACCCATTGACACCTCATTTAAAATATTAAACTTATAACCAACAAATTCTAATTCAATTTGATAGTTACCACTAAAACTATTAAACCTAGCGTTAAATGTTTTTAAATTTAATTGATATCTGATGGCTTGACCATAATACCCTTTTAGAGTTAGATAAAATGGGCAATACGGTAAATTAAAAAATGCCGAATATGGCGAATTGTCTCCAAGTTGGAATAAAGCCCTTCCTTGAATATCTTCAAGAGACATTGATACTGATGGAATGAACGAAGTATTTGTCTTTATATTAATACTTGTGATTCCCAATAACCCATTATCCGTCGCTTTACCCCCTGGGTCGGTTATTGTCATTTTTGCATAAGGTTTTGTGCCGTTTTTTGGGTTATCAACAATCTGCTCTTGCATTTGATTCACCCCTAAACCATTCTTTGCGTTCTTACCAGTTAATTCATCATAATAACCCGTCGTTAAAGATTTTTCTTCAGTAGGTCTTAAGAAATTCATTTTAGCAACTGAAATAGTTCTAATTCTATCTTCAGGACTACCCCCTACCGATAGTTTAGTTCTTGGTACAACTTCAGCCTCAAGATTAGCATACATCACTAAATTTTCGTGGTCAACTAATCTTTCGCGAATATTTCCAAGGGCATCAATAGTTTTATTAGGGTCAACTATAATAATATTATTATAATCAAACTCTACTAAAATATTTCCACTATTGTCTCCTTGTACATTACCTGCCATAATAATAAAAATAATTATCTAATGATGCTTTATAGTCTTGTAATGAAGGTAATAACGGAAAAGGAATAATCAATACCGCACCATCATATATATAATTTTCCAACCCACCAAATTCAGGATTTGCTTGCAAAATTAACCAACCAAAGTATGGTGAATTATAAAATTCTTGAGACACCACATCCAATCTACTTCTACCAACTTTGTATATAAAAGTTTTGTCCGTTGTTTTTTGAGGTAATTGCACAAAAGGAACCACGGTTTGTTCACCGTTAATTAAAAAATCACTATATCTATTCCAATATTGATATGCCATTAGTTGAGTTTTGCTTTAGATATAAATACGTCTCCAGGTTTTTCGTCATTCCATGTTTTATTATTAGTGTTTTGATTTTCAATCCAACCTAAACCTTTTATTAATTCTTTTTGTGCTGAAGTATTAGCCCCTTCAGTATCGTATTCAAAATTTCTTTTCTTTTTAAGTGTAAATGGAGTATAGATTAAAAAATTTTTTAATTTATTTTTTTCCATATCATCAATAAACGCTTTAGTAATAGTATTCTCTTCGACAAATAATGGTTTTGCTATCTTATCCCAATATGCGTCAAAAACTTCACCAATATTATCCGCACCATTACCAATCAGTCCTTCGTTTTTAATTGTATTACCAATTAACGCATTTTTAAATGTTTCATATTTTTTAACGTCGGTAATATCATCAGAAACAATCATATATGTTCTTCTAAAAACGTTATTGCCAAATGTCGACCCAGGACTTAAACTAATATATTCTTGATTAACACTAAATGGTGTAAAAACTTGTTCTATAGGGAATTTATAAGGTAAAGGGAAAACTAAAATTCCTTTATATTTTTTACCAGAATAAGTAAATTCTTGTTCAGTTTCAACAATATCGTTAAATACAACAATACTATCATTAATTTTAAGAACATCATTTTCAAGTTCAACTAATGTATTTGTTGCTGGTGCCGAACTAGCATCAACCTCAGTTGTTGGATATAAAATGTATGAAAATACCTGTCCATTACTTTGTTGGTATCCATCAGTTCCCGTATCAGCTATTGCACCATATGTTATTGTGTTAATTCTTCCAATATATCCCATATAATTTTGTTGTACCGCAACCATACCATTTGTGATATTAGTTACCGCACTTTGAAATGAACTTCTTTTATTTTTAACAAAATTTGAATAGTTTTCTTTAACTTGTCTTATAAGTTTATTTGAAAACCTTTTAGATTTATCTGAAATAAATTGAATAAATGCCTCATCATCATTCTTAATATCTTTAACAAGTTGACCAAATATCTCGTCAGTTCTTTTTTCTAAATTGTAAGACTTACCAAACAGAGTAGTTCCTGAAGTTTTTGTAATTAAAAAATTACCCTCAGTATATACTCGTTCCATCATCCATTGTTGACGAACGGCATTATTATATTGGTTAACCGTTTCTCTATTTTTATTAACAACATTTGTAAAATATGATTGAGTTTCTGTCACAACCTTATCCATAAAAATACTATAGTTAATTGTACCTGTTTGACCTGTCTCGGTTATAACATTACTTGTCACAGTACCAATTGGTTTATCATTACTTTGACCATTATTTGGTGTTGTTTGGTTAAGTGTCGGAGGTGCAACATTACTCGGAGCTAATTTTAAAAATTGAGCGTCAATAACCTTATAACTTAAATCAGTAGAATCGGCTCTATCATCATAAATTTCTGTGTTGGCATAATAATTGAATGTTAATGCGTTTTGCAATTTGTCAACAGATTCTTTTAATCCACTACCACCTACAAAGTTAAACCCTAATGTAATGTTTGCAATCATAGGTTGAACACCAATACCTTCTGGGTTAATATCCAAATTTTCATACTGAATACCTAAACTTGTTGGAATTATTTTTGTGTTATAAAAATCACCAACTCTTAACACTAAAACAGGTGGTGCACCAAACGAGGTGTTTGTTGCATCATTATAGACAGGTGTTGCGGCCCCATTAATAGTTTTGATTGTCGGTATTGTATCACCAGGTCTCATACATTGTTGTAAAAAAGTTAACCTTGAGTTAAGACCTTCTGGCGTAATTGAATGAAATGCTGGTTGGAAAAATTTTAATTTATCTCTAAGGTTATCGTAAACCATTGGAGTTTCTTCTTTAATTGTTTCAAAATAATCACACTCGGATAACAAAGAACGTAAAACTCTCTTACTAATATTATCTCTATCAACTCTTTTTTCTTCAATAACAGGTACTGTTTCTGTTTTTGTAACAACATTTCCTGTTACAACAGTAGTTTCTTTTGGTGGTGGTACTACTTTAGGGGCTTTTAAGGTTGATTGTATGTTAGAAATATATGCTCTCCTACATGCCATTGCGTTTGTTGTATAAATTTCTTTATTTAACGCTTGACTGTTACCATCATTGTCACCACAAGAAACACTACTTCCTGGTACAAAAGTTTTAGTTTTTTCATCAAATTTCATTACTTGAGTATTCTCACCACGACCTTCACCAATTTTAACAATTAAATTTGTTCCAACATATTTTGTCATTCTACTATTACCTGTAATGAATATTGCAGCAGAATTAATTCTTTTGGCGGATAAAATATTATTGTAAGCTTGTTTAGCTGCAGGTGAAGTACTACTATCAATTGTAATTGTTACAACACCTTCTATCTTACCTTCAGAGTTAGTGTTACTTATAAATTCTTTTTCTAACGCATCAATTAAAGTATCAAGTTTTTGTTTATTAGATATAACAACACTATCAAAAAACGAACTTGTTTGACCTGAAGTTGTTGGAGATAACTTTTGATAGTCTCCCTTTTTTGAAATATAGTCCTCATACAATGGAGTAAAAGGTTGGTTAAACTCTAATGGTCTATCGTTATTAAAATAAAAACCTACATTTTCAAATGTCTTAAGTGTTGCTTCGGGAGAACCTCCAGTTCCTGTATCACTAGATAATTCAGGAGTTGTCGTAATTGTATTAATAGTATACTCTAATTGTTCTCTTGTTAATTCTTTTGATGAAATAGCTTGTTGTATATCAAATAAATCGTTAGGTGATATTGTATAATATTTTTTCGCAAGTTCATACAAATCATATTTTCTACATCCCGCAAAAAACGATTCTAAAATACTGTCTACCCTAACCTTATTTGTTTCGTTAGCTAAAACTTTATTAACGATAACATTTAATACAGATGGATGGTCAACTACTATTTTCCAAGTTAAATTACCTGTTCTAGTAGTATTCTTGTAAGTATATATTGGCTCTGGTCTACCTATAAATTCATTAGGTTGCCAATTCGCTTGTACGGTTTCACTAAAGGTTAATCCGTATGGTGGGAACCACATAACTCTACCTCCGTTTGGTCCTCTTTCACAAACAGGTAAATCAGCGACTGAAAATCCTGGAGTATTTGAGGTTGCCCAAGCCAAGTTCTCAATTGAAAACATATATTTCTTAGCGTAAGCATTATTATACGTTCCAATTAAATTGGTTGAATCTTGACCACCTTCTTGTTTATTAGGCGCAATATTAAGATTATATGTTTTATCTAAAACCGAATATGAAAATCTTCTACCTTCAGTAACAATTCCATCTGTTTTTTGTAGGTCATTATATTGAAGATACGGAACATCTTTAGTAAAAACTCTGCAATATTCAGTTCCAACTTCTTGTCCAATAGCACCTGTATATTGTATAACCCTTGAACCTTTAGTTAATTCTTTATAACCATCATGGAATACTTTACTAACTTGGTCTATTGCATTACCAACGTGTTGTAATCTTTTACCCCCTTCAGGTTGGCTATTAATAATTCTTTGGGTGTCATCAAGGATTGAACCTTCTTTAAAGGTTCTTTCTGTAGATTCTGTTGTATTATATGATGAGGGTTTAAAGTCCTCATCTTGGTCCAATATAACCCCACCTACACCTACTTTCTTACCCGCGTTTCCTTTGTATTTTGGAGACACCCAAGTGAACCCACCTTCAATACCTCCACCATTACTATATGTTGGGCCATTAGCGCCTAAACGAATTTCCTTACTTGGACCTTCATATAACTGTGCCAACTCATGTGGCCCGTATACAGGTGATTGTTGTTCATTACCAAACGCGTCTACGGGTAAAGCTCTACTTGGTGAGAATACTCTTGATGGGTCTGATGTTGTTGAACCAATATAAAAATTAGCATTGTTTGTTTCGGTCCCTACAATCGCACCTCCTAATCTGTCAAGTAATGTTCTATCGTAATTTGGCTTATATCTATTGTAGTTAATGTTTTTCCACAATATAGATTTTTGTCCAGCGCCAGTATTGTTGTAAAATATTTGTGTACCTGTTTTACCCGCACCTAAAAGTTTGTTTGTTAGGTTACCTAAGGCCGCAAGTGGATTTGCCAATAACGCTTGTCCAATTGTTGTTGGTTGGCCAGGATTAATATTTGGGTCAAAGTATGAACCAGGTATTAATGAAAAAGGTAAAAGACTGCCACCCAATCTAAGTCCAAAATCAGCTGCTGCGGTTATAGGGTTGGCGGGAACGGTAATTTGATAATTAGGTTCAATTAACGGAACTCTACCCGTTAGAATATTAACAACATTAGTACTACTATTAATATTTAAAAAGTTAGCACGGCCAATAGTTTCTCTAACAATCGCTCTACCAATTCTTTCTTCAAATTCTCTTTTAAGCGTTCTTGCACCTAAACGAGCAATAAACGAATCTTGACTTAGTAATCCATTACTACCTGTTGGGTTTGGGTTTAATAGAATAGATAATGGAGTATACGATGAAGGATTAAAAGTCGTTGGATAAGGTTGGTTATTATATAACTGTCTTACACCACCAGGTATTGAACTTGATATTGTATCAGGTGTTGTAATATAAACCCCTGCGTCATACTGGTCTAACCCTCCATTACCAAAAGCATTAAGTGGTATCCAAGCTGGAGCGATAGCCCCAAATCCAATTTTTGACGCAATCTGTGCTTCATCAATTAAGTTAGCATCTTGTTGACCTGGGCCGTATTCACCTTTATTTGATACAGTATTTAAGTTTCCACTAATATCAGGTACTAGTTGGTAACCTCCGTCGTTACCCCACTTATTAAGTGGATACTGTTTATCTGCATAAAAAGTTGTATCAATAAGACCATCAGGACTATCAACTACTGAAAAATCGGATTGAATTATTTCGTAAGTTGTCGGAGGCGTAACTTTAGTAGGGGACTTAGCATAAGGCACTAAATTCCTTGTAATTAGTTTTTTTCTAAAACCTTCTGTGCTTATATAATCTAATGGACTACCCATTTATACTTTTATTAATAAATAGGTTGATGGTGTTTTTTTGTTAGACATTTATCTTCTTTCTAACTCTTTTGCCTTTTGATTGTAATATTCGTAAATCTTTTTTTTGAATTCATCCGACTCAAAATATGTTTTAAATTGTTGTTCACTAACACCAGGAGGGGCATCAACTTTAATTGTAATTGTACCCCCAAAATCAACTTGTGAATTAACTTGTTTTGTTTGTGAAATACTATCAGCATAATTTTTTGAAGCGGTACCTTTACCCATTACAGCATCTCTTGTTAAAGGCTTAGCCGTTGTTGGAGATTTTGTTTGTGTTGTTGGTGTTGTGGTTGGTTTTGAACCATCTAATAAATTATTTTTAAACCATGTTTCAACCATACTTGTTCCTTTAAGACTTGATGCAGTTTCTTTAAGAACTTCTTTTATTGCATTTAATGAATCACCCCCTAAACTTTCACCCTTTTTTAATAAACCGTCTTGAATATTTTTAAGATTGTTAATAAAGTCCTCTGATTTAATCCCACCTTTTTGTGCTTCACCAAATAAAGTTTTCATCTCACCTATAGCTTCACTAACACTTTTTCTAACTTCAGGTGTTTTTGGTAATGATTTTTGTGATACATCACCAAATTTAGTGAAAATATTTCTTAAACCTTCAATATTAGTACTAACTTCCTTAGTTGAAACAACTCCAAACTTACCAGCGTCAACCATTGCTTTCATATCTGCAGCCATACTTTGTAAGGCGGTTAGTTGACTTCGTTGAATGTCTTCTACTGTTTTTGGTGCATTTTTTTGTTGTTCAATTAATTCGTCAAATTCTTCTTGGTTAAGATTTTGTAATTCTTTTGTAACACCATCTTTAAGTGTTACTTCATATTTACCACCTTTACCCATTTTTGCAATGTTTGCAAGATATTGTTTATCTTCTTCATTTTCAAATTTAAGACCCGCACCACTAACTTCAGATAACCTTTTATCCAAATCAGCAGCAGCCAATGCAGATTTTGATAAGTTTTCAAAACTTGTTCCAGTTTCTTTGGCAAGTTCTCTTAAAGTTAAAACCCCTTGTGGGTTAATTTTAAATGATTTTGTCTTTTCGTCGTATTCAGTAAATTGTTTTGTTGCTTTAATTAAACTATCTTGTAATCCTGATGGGTCATTAATTGAGGCGTTCATCAATGCAAATGGGTCAGCCAAAGCCCCCATAGAAACTCCCAATCTTTGTATTCCAGCTGCTGTTTCAATCGCACCTTCAGGTGTCAATACTTTTTCAGCAAACTGAAAAGTTTCCTTCATATCAAATCTTAACATTGAAGCTTGTGCAGCCATTTTCGCCAATCCTTGGACACCTCCCTCAAACTGATAACGATTCATTTGTCCCATGTTATCTGAAACATCTTTCATCACTTTGGTTGCGTTTAATCCAACACTTTGAATATATTCAATAGATTCGTTTAAATTTGGACCTATTTGAGATGTTTCATAACCAACATCTTTAAACTTACTAACTAAGGCTCCTGCTGTAGTATCTAAAACTTTTGATGCTGCATATAATTCACTAATAACTTTTTCATTTTCAATAACGTTTCTATTTGATGCCGAAGCAATTTCTATAATAGTATTCGAAACATCATCTAAAGTCCCACCTAATTTTTCAACACCTGCAGCCGCATCCGTAAAGGCGACTTTCATCTCTTCAATTCTTGCCCTGCCTAGTCCAAAACTTTTATTAAGTTTATCCGCATGAGCAACCATTAAACCTAATGCCTCACTTAAGGTCTTAATAGGTGAAAGAGCCTCTTTAATGGTATTATTAATATCGGTAACCGCCTGTTTATCAGCGCTTAGTTTTTTATCTACATCTCCTTCTGCCATATAATTGAATTATAGTATCTATATAAATAGAAGAAGGACTAATTTTTTAGTCCTTCTTATGTTCTTCAATCCATTTATCAAGTAAATATTTTCTAACAAACACTGGCATCTGTTGAAAATCTTGGTATGTCACTTTCATTAAATTATTCAAATAGTAAAATTCATCTATTTGACTTTTCCTATAATCAGAAGAAAGGACGAAAAAAGTCCGCCCCAAACCCAACATTTACTGTTAGTTTTTCTCCTGACGGGGCTATTAACATTCTTGTCATATCCAATCTAGGTTCATTTAGATTCATAAAGTTTCTAATAAATTTAGAATCGGCGATTGGCATTGATTCAATAAATTTTGCAATAACGGCTTTGTCGGTTGAGCCGTCAACCTCAATAATTTCTTTTTGCATTCTCCAAGTAACTTTTGGAACTACCCTACCTTGAGGGTATGTTTCAGATAATCTTGCAATCTCCATAATTTCACCATAATTTAATGGTCTGATTTTAATTGTTGATTGAGATTTAGGTAGGAAAACAGTAAAGGTTCCGTCTTCATTTGGTTGTTGACCATTAATGATAGATAATTGGTCTAACATTACTGTTGTTTGAAATTGTTTTTTAGTTCCAGGGTCGGTTGCTGATATTGACATATCAGGACCAAAAGCAGTATTTCTTAAAAAAATTAAGATAGCTTCAACATCTCCTTCGAGTAAATCTTCAACTCTAACATCAGGTTCATAGATTTTTGCTCGTAATAAATTTAATGTTAAATCTTGACCTCCACCCATTAAAATATTTTCATCTGAAGCAGTTAGATAACCAATCTTAAGTGATTTCTTTTTATTTTTATAAAAAATACCTTGTGATGGTAAAGGTACCACATCGTGTGGTAATGTAAAATTTTGTTGACCGTAGTCGTTTGATTGTGTGTCCATATAAAAAAATTAACCGTAAAGTTTATCGCTTTACGGTTAAATATAATTATACTTGAAAATTTGTAAATAGTATTAGTAAACTAACACACATCTATCCATTCTTAGTGTTGCAGATATTGTTGCTAATCCATCGGTATTGTATGCTAACGAATCAAAGTTAACATCAGTTAAGAATGTTCCATAAAGAATCCATTTCTCAACAACAACTCCTGTTGGGTCCAACATTTCAAGGTCGATGTCTTTTTTGTAACCCGCAGCATAACCCATACGACCTGTTACTGATTCTGCATGTAAACGAACCCACTCCATAAGAGCTTGAGCAGCTGATGGTCCAATAGGGTCACGGAATTTAACTGGAATTGTTTGCCAGTTGAATCTACCTGCAACGTAAGTAGATGTGTTTAAGAACGGTATCTCAACTGGTGCAATTGTAATGTGTGGTCTAGCCGTTGACTCTACAAACCATTCGTTAATACCTAAACTTGATGGAAACCTTAGGATAAAACGATTTTGACGTTTTGGTTCGTAAGGTATCGGCATTTTCATTAATAAATCAGCCATGTTATTTTAATTTTTTTTAGTTTTTTTGTTGTTTATATCTATAAATATAGTCTTGTTAAAAAATTTTTCTCTTTACTTTTTTTTCTGTGAGATTATTCTTTATTTATATTCCTTTTTAATGCCTCCAGCAGTAGAATAAGTCTTAACTATATTATCTGGTTTATCTTTAAAATGTTTACTCATTACTTCTACGTTTCTTATATCGTCATCTGAAAATCCTATACTGGGTTCCATTGGAATAAAGTTATTAGAAATTTCATTTTTAATATATGCTTTCTTATTAAGAACACCAGCTATTCCTTTTATATAAGAAACAAAGTTTTCCATTGCTTTAACTTTTAATTCTTCAGGATTGGCAGCACTTCCTTCTCCAAAAGTCACAGGATGATACTTATTTAGTTCTAAATATGATTTAATTAAATCATCATCATCCATATCTTTTTCACCGACAAACGTCCTGTATTTTTTAAGGTTCTTAATTAGTTGGTCTTTATCAATACCATTATACCCACTAATAATATAATTGTAAACTGCTTGTTTTAATGTTTCAGGATTGTGACCTCTTGCGGTAATGATTGAAAAAATTGAACCATTATTAATTGCTTCTCTAAAATCACCAAATGCGGGACCTTCTTTAGCTCTCATCGCATCAATTAAAAAATCTTTATCTCCTGCGGTTCTAAAATTTCTAAAAGGGTCTTCAGCAAAACCAACAATTGTATCACCTTTATATTCAAAAGGGGTTTTA